TCTGACTCTTTATCCCCGAGGACAGTCACAAAGGCCCTGCAAGGCCCGTGTATGGGCCAAGAGAGCCAAGACCTAACCTAATGACTACAAAACCTAGCCAGCCTCGTACTGGGGCAACAAGACCACGCTTAGAAAACACGCCATTAAAAGGCCCGACTAGAGGTACCGAGGTGGCCCAGCTTGCCGAGGATATCGGCCTGCCATTATTGCCCTGGCAACGCTATGTGCTAGACGATATGCTGACGATAGATAAAAATAAACAATTCATACGCAAAACAAACCTAGTTTTATGCGCTCGCCAAAATGGAAAGAGCCACCTGGCGCGTATGAGAGTACTAGGCGGCCTATTCTTATTTAACGAGCGTAACCACGTTATTATCTCAAGTGCTAGAGCTATGGCACTTACTACTTTTAGAGAGGTGGTAGATGCTATTGAGGCTGCCCCTGCCCTGAAGGCCCAACTCAAACAAGTTAAATACACTAACGGCGCTGAGGCTATTATCCTTAAAAGCGGTGCCAGGTTAGACGTAAAGGCGGCAACACGTGATAGCTCTAGAGGTGCTACGGCAGATTTTCTCTTTATAGATGAGTTACGAGAGGTGGACGAGTTAGCATATAGCGCGGCCTTGCCAGTGACCAGAGCCAGACCTAATAGCCAAACACTTTTAGCTAGTAACTCAGGTGATGCGTGGAGTACGACTCTTAACGATTTACGCGAGCGCTGTTTAAGCCACCCACCCGAAACTATGGGCTATTACGAGTACTCAGCGCCTCAGTTTGCAGCTCTTACCGATAAAAAAGCGTGGGCTATGGCTAACCCAGCCTTAGGCGTATTGATTACCGAGGCCTCTATTCAGGAAGCTCTTACGACACAAAGTACCGAGCAATTTAGGACAGAAACTCTATGCCAGTGGATAGATTCGCTACAATCACCTTGGCCACACGGTAGCGTCGAAGACACTAGCGACATTAACCTTAAAATGTCACCTGGGCCTCTTACAGTTTTTGCCTTTGATGTTAGCCCGAGCAGGCGCGATGCAAGCTTAGTTATGGGTCAGATTTTGCCTAATGGAAAGATAGGCGTAGCGGTATTAGAAACTTACAGTTCGCAAGTAGCAGTAGATGAATTACAGATAGCGGCAAGTATTAAAAAATGGTGCGATATGTACTACCCGCGTGTAGTCTGTTATGACAAATATACGACGGCCTCGATTGCCCAACGCTTACAAATGTCAGGGGTGCAAACCCGCGATGTATCAGGCCAGAGCTTTTATACTGCCTGCTCAGACTTCCACAATGCCCTTACCAATGACAGGCTACGCCATAGTGGCCAAGATATGCTCGTCCAACAGATGAGCAACTGCGCCGCAAAAATTACGGACTCAAATTGGCGCATAGTGCGGCGCAAGTCTGCAGGGGCCGTAGATATACCTATAGGCCTAGCTATGGTTATCCACGTGCTAGCCCAGCCTGTATCTGAGGCTAAGGTTTATAGTTAGACACGCCGATGACTGTGGATAACGTTTTGCCTGTGGATAACCTATAATCCGCCCTATGGGTCTATTACAAACTTTAGGCATAGGTAAAAAAGACGTAACCGCCCAGTTAGCCCCTGCCACAATGTCACAAAATTACGGGCAAGGTATTTACAGCGGCGTTTATGGTAGCGCTACTAATAGCAGTGCATACATAGACCGTTACCTGGCTCTTCAAGTACCAGCTGTTGTTAGATGTCGTAATTTAATTGCAGGTGTAATCTCTAGTATAGATTTAGAGTTATATAATAAGACTACAGGTAAAGAATTAGAGTCTCCTGTATGGTTAGACCAGCCAGACATACGCCAACCCCGTAGCGTAACTATTGCTTACACAGTAGATAGCCTTTTATTTTATGGCGTTGCATACTGGCGCGTTACGGCTTTATATTACGATGGATTTCCTGCAGGCTTTGAGTGGATTGCTAACACTCGCGTAACGATGACTACTAACAAAGACGGCACAGAGGTACAAAGTTATTCTATACAGGGTGAAGTTTGCCCTGAGTCTGGTATCGGTTCACTCGTTACTTTTCAATCTTTGTTACCTGGCGTTTTAGATACAGGCGCACGTACAATTACTGCAGCGTTAGATTTAGAAAAAGCGGCAAGTGTTGCAGCTGCTACGCCAATGCCTACAGGATTTATTAAAAATAGCGGTGCAGATTTACCAGAGCAACAGATAAGCGGATTACTAGCAGCGTGGAAAGCAGCGCGTAGTAGTCGCAGTACAGCATATTTAACTAGCACTTTAGATTATCAAACTACAGGCTTTAGCCCTAAAGATATGATGTATAACGAGGCTAGCCAGTACTTAGCAACACAGATAGCGCGTTTAATGAACGTGCCCGCATATTATATTAGTGCAGATATGAATAACTCTATGACTTATCAAAATATATTAGATGGCCGTAAAGAGTTTGTAGCATATTCATTACAACCATTTATTAGCGCAATAGAAAACCGTTTATCTATGGACGATATTACACGTCGCGGTAATGTAGTGAAGTTTGCAATAGATGAAACTTTTTTACGTGCCGATACTGCAGCTCGTTTAGATGCGTTAGAGAAAATGTTAGCGCTTGGTTTAATTGATTTACCTACTGCTCAATCTATGGAACAACTATCCCCAATGGGTCTACAGGAAGGTATGATGACTAATGATATTAACGTTTAGTGGAAATGTAGAGGCAGTTGATAGCGGCGAGCGCCGTACAATCTCTGGCAAAATTGCACCCTATGGCGAGGTAGGCAATACCTCTGCAGGCCGTGTAGTTTTTGCTAAGGGGTCTATTGTCGCTGCTAACCCAGATAAAATTAAACTTTTAATGTCACACGATAACAGCAAGCCAGTAGGACGTATGAAAAGTATCCTATCAAGTGAGGACGGTCTCTACGCTAGTTTTTCAGTTAGCCAGAGCTCACGCGGTAGCGATGCTATTTTGCTAGCCCAGGAAAAGTTAATGGACGGCTTATCCGTTGGGGTTGAAGTTACAGCCTCTAAGCCTGAAAATGACTATTTGCTGGTCACTGCAGCGATACTCCGCGAGGTAAGCCTGGTAGAGTCGGCGGCTTTTACTTCGGCTGCAGTGCAAAAGATTAGCGCCGCTGAGGCTGCAGCTATTGAGGCTGCTAACTCAATGAGTGTTAAAACTACAGTAAGTAATACAGTAATAAATACCACAACCACCGAAACCGAAACAGAGAGCGAGGCCGCTGTGACTACAGCCCCCGATACATCAACACCTGATGCAACAGCACAGGAAGAAACGGCTGTACCTGCAGTTGAGGCAGCCCGACCAATTATCCGAGCAAATCCATTGAACAGCCAGCACGTGCGCCACGATATTACTTCAGCTGGTGCATACACAGCACGTAAAGTACGCGCAGCACTAGGCGATGAAGAATCAAAGCTATTTATTACAGCTGCAGATGATTTTTCTAGTGCAGGCTTAGGCTTTACACCTACACAGTATCTAAAATCAATCGTATCTACACAGGGTAACTTCGGCCGCCCAGCTTTTGAGTGCGTAGACCGTCAGGCTATCCCTGCTAGCGGTATGACTATTAACCGCCCTAAGTTCACCACGTACCCAGCTGTAACGGTAGAAGCAGAAGGCGGCGCTGTACAAAATACCGATGCTGTCTCTGAATATCTAACGAGCAGTATCTCAAAATACAGTGGTATGCAAACGCTCAGTATAGAGCTTTTAGAGAGGTCTGACCCAGGTTTCTATGATGCTATTACTAACGAGCTAGCTAATAACTACGCTAAGGTCACAGATGCAGCGGTCGTGGCCGCTTTGACTGCAGGGGGTACTCAAGCTGCAACTACAGCTGCAACAAGCGCAGGTATTATCAGCTTTATCTCAACCGAGTCACCTGCAGCCTATACAGGCTCTAGTTATTTTGCTAAAAATTACCTATGCGGTAGTTCACAGTGGAGTTTGCTACTCGGTGCAACAGATTCAACAGGCCGCCCAATTTACTCAGCGGCTAACCCAATGAACAGCGGCGGCAACTCAACTACCACGAGTGCTAAGGGGTCCGTGCTTGGGTTAGACCTTTTCGTGGACAGAAATGTCGTGAGTACGACAATCGACGAGAGCGCCTTCATTATCGCCCCAGAGGCCTTTACGGTCTTTGAGTCACCTACTGCTTATATGTCTGTCAATGTTGTATCTAATCTTCAGGTACAAATTGCTATTTATGGCTATATGGCCACTATGGTTAATATCGCAGCTGGTATTCGCCGCTTTAACCTCACCTAAGTAATAACTTAATAGTGGGTAGGGCAGTAGCCCTTGCCCTACCTACCTAACGTAAGGAGTACCGATATGGCCGCTACATATGTAACAGCCGCTACGCTTAAGGCTAGCCTCGGTGTCGGTACTCTTTACGATTCTTATAGTTGGATAGAGGACACCTGCCAGGCAGCTCAGGATTTAATTAACGGTTTTTTATGGTTTGATGTTGCCCCTGTAGTAGGTACGGCTTTATCTAATAATGTTGCTATAGTTATGGTGGCCAACCCTGGCATATTTACTACGGGCCAATCTGTAACTATCGCTGGGGCTGGCTCTACCTTTAACGGCACTTACACGATTACGGGTACCGTGCCTTACCCTGCACCTAATCTGTCTGTACCTGGCTATGCCTTTAATATGATGCAATACCCTAACGGCTATAGCTTTATACAATATGCCAAAACTGCTAGTGACCAGACATTTAGACGAGTATTACCTTATGGCACTGCTCTAGGCGATGATACAAAAACTGCTACTTATGCTAATACGCCAGCAATTAATGCAGCGGCACTTATCCTGGCTGAAAATATATGGACGGCTCGCTTTAGTACACAAAATGGCGGCACTAGCGTAGATGGATATAGCCCGTCACCCTTTAAGATGAGTAATACTTTAATAGCATCTATTAGAGGCCTACTAGCAAACTACTTAAACCCTAGCGCGATGGTCGGATAATGACCGTACCTATCACTACCCTACGTAGCACGATAGCTGCAGCAATTACTAACGCCTCTGTGTGGAGTACCTTTGCTTACCCGACTAGCAATATCTTGGCTAATAGCGTGGTAGTAGCACCTGCAGACCCCTATATCACCCCTAGCAATAATTATTATGCCTCTATATCACCCCTGGCTAATTTCAAGATTATTATGACCGTGCCTATGTTTGATAATGCCGCAAACCTTATAGGCATTGAGGATACAATCGTAGCGGTATTTAATTTACTAGCCGCTAGCTCAATCGTATTTAATGTTACTAGCGTAAGCGCCCCTAGTGTTTTAGAAGTGGCTAGCGGTGACTTACTAACAGCAGATTTACAAATATCCGTACTCACAGCTTGGAGCTGACCTATGGCACTAACCGATGAAGATAAAGCGTTTTTAATCAAGATAGGCCAGGAATTGCCTAGCGAGGTTAAAGAAACCAAACCACCTAAAGAAACACCTACAGAAAAGGACGAGGCATAAGCGATGGCTATTTATCTAAGTAATGGAGTGGTAGTTACGCTTAACTCTGTAGCGTTATCTGACCACGTAACGAGCGCGACAATCAATAGAAGTTTTTCAGAACTTTCTGTAACAGCTATGGGCGACTCCGCCGAGAAGTTTGTAAAAGGCCTTGAGGCCAGCACAATCACTTTAGACTTCCTAAACGATACGGCTACCTCTAACGTTAATCAAACTTTGCAAGCCGCCTGGGGTACAACAGTAGCCTTAACGCTCAAGCAAACTAGCGCAGTAACTTCTGCTACAAATCCTTTATTTAGCACTACCGTGCTGGTAAACAATACGCAAGACATTAACGGTGCGCCAGGAGACATAAGTTCCCAGAGCATTACCTTTACTTGCAACTCAGCTATCGTTATTACTACTTCATAACCAACTAACAAAGGGGCTAAGACAATGGCAAAACTTAAAGTAACAAGGGTAGATGGCAGCGTTAATGAATATAAAATAACGCCGCGAATTGAGTACACCTTTGAATTGCACTATAAAAAAGGTTTTCATAAGGCCTTTCGCGATGACGAGATGCAGTCAATGGTTTACTTTTTGTGTTGGGAGTGTATTAGGAGTAGCGGCGAAACGGTGCCAGTATTTGGGCCAGAGTTCCTAGACACTTTAGTAAAGGTGGACGTGTTAGAAGATGACCCTTTGGGGTAGTGGGGCGCGGTAGTTATGGTTATTTGGTTGCACAGATAGCTGTAGAGACAGGGATTGCGCCCCAACTACTCCTAGATTTAGATAGCACTATGTTTGCCAATGTAATGCAGGTGTTAAACGATAGAGCGAAAGAGGTGCAAAATGCCAGCCGTAGAGCTAAGAGGTAATACAGATTTAAGAAAAGCCCTACGCAGTTTTACACCTGACTTAGAAAAAGCCCTACGTAAAGAATTAGGCGCAGCTCTTAGACCTGTAGTAAAACAGGCTAGGGGTTTTGCGCCAGGTAATGCAGAGATTATGCGAGGCTGGCAGGCACGCTCTTTTAGTGAGGCACGTTTCCCTTTTTATGATGCAGCTATCGTTAAGTCTGGTATTACCTATAGTACGAGTGTGGGCAAGCCTAATAAAAATGGCTTTACCTCTATGGCCCGTATTATCAATAAATCAGCTGCGGGTAGTATTTATGAGATAGCAGGCCGCATAGGGCCGCAACCCTGGGTGGGGCCTAAGGCAGGCGGCACTAGCCATAAAGTAAGTAGGTCTAATTGGAAAGGCGCAGGCGAGCAGTTTATAGAAAATCTAGGACCTTTAACTTCAAGCCTTAAAGGTCGCGGGCGTTTGATATTTAAAGCCTGGGCCGCTAATCGTGGAGTAGCTGAGGGCGCGGCTATGCGTGCTATTGATACTGCTACTAAAGACTTTAACGCCAGGGCTGCTAAAGGCCCATTAAGTAAGGCCGCCTAATGGCACTGCCAGAAATCAATATAGGTAGCAAGTTTGATGCTAAAGGTTTTAAGCAAGCTGAAACTGCTACCCAGAAACTTACTAAAAATGTTAAAAGTCTAGCTGGCGCGTTTGGTATTGCTTTTGGCGCTAGGGCTATTGTGCAGTTTGGTAAAGACTCATTAAAGGCCTTTGTAGCAGATGATAACGCTGCACGCTCGTTAGGTATTACTCTTAAAAACTTAGGTTTAGAGTATGGCACTACTGCTACTGGCGTTAATAACTTTATTAGCAACTTAGAAAAGCAAACAGGGGTGCTAGATGATGAACTGCGCCCAGCTATGGATAGGTTACTACGCGCTACAGGCAGCGTGTATAAGGCACAAAAACTACTTAACCTTGCTTTAGATATAAGCGCTGGTACTGGTAAAGATTTAACTACCGTAACCCAGGGCCTACAAAAAGCCTACCTGGGTAATAACGCCTCACTAGGTCGCTTAGGTGTGGGCTTAAGTAAGGCAGAGCTAACAGCCTCTAGCTTTGAGCAGATACAAACTAGACTTACTACCCTCTTTGCGGGCCAGGCATCAAGCGCTGCAGATAGTTATGCAGGCCAGATGAATAAACTTACCGTAGCTACTAACAATGCTAAAGAGGCTATTGGTTTAGGTTTGATTACTGCCCTAACAGAGGCAGGCGGCGCTAATGGTTTTGCAGGGGCTACCAGTGAGGTAGAAAAGTTTGGCGGGGTTATACGGGATTTAATTGTAGATTTAGGCAGACTGTTTAAGTTTTTTGCCGCTGTACCTACTATCTTTGAGTTAGCCACAGACCCCGTAGCAGCTATTAAAAACTATAACCGTGTTTATGACCAGTTAGAGGCTTTAAAGAAAAAAGATGTTTTAGCTAGTAATGGCTCATATGTTGGCTCTACTGGGTTTGGCAGAAACGAACAAAACAAAATGGCCGCTGCCGCTGAAGCAAAAAAACTGGCTGCAGATAAAAAAGTAGCGGCACTACAACTTGCAGCTCAAAAGAAAAGCGCGGCTGCTATATTGGCAGCTCAAAAGAAAGCTGAGGCAGCTCAGAAAAACTCAGACCAAACAAAATTAGCCTCTTATCAGTTTGACCTAAAACAGATAACTATAGCTGCAGCTCTTAAAAATACTTACGACCAGGACACAAAACTACGCCTACTTGCTATGCAGGCTATAGAAAAAGACCAGGGCCAAGCAGCTTTAGACTACCTAAAACAATTAGGGATACTTCAAAGTGCCGTACAGACAGATAAACTTAAAGGTATTGAGGGCATAAGTAATGCCTCACTTCACGCTATTAATATGGAATTACTAGCAGAGTTGCAGTCTATAGAAGCCTCTAAAATGTCCGAAAAGGCTAAAGATGAAGCCAAAATGGCGGCATATGCTAAATATAACGATGCAATAACAAAACAAGGCGAGTTAATGTCGCTGGGTTATTACGATGAACGCACTCAGGTCGAACTTACATATATTGCTAAACGTGCAGCTCTTGATAATTACGGCTCGGCTCAAGCAACATTAACTAAAATTGCCCTAAGTGCAGATATGGCTGCTATAGATGAAGTATCACTAGCTCAAGCTCTGGCCGATGAGTCGCGCACTAATTCAATGATTGCTTACATAGCTTTGATAGATGAGGCAAAATACGCAGCTTTTGATTTAGCAGCTGCCACCGCCGCCGCCGCCTCTGAGCAGGCTTACGCTATTACGGCACTAGCTCAAGCTAATGCAGATGCCCAGGCTTTAGCCGATGCTGCTAACGCTGCCTCTATAATTGCTGCCGCTGAGGCTGCCGCTGCAGCCGCCGCTATTATTGCTGCTATTCCCCCAGTAGTACCAGGTGCGGATATACCAGGCACGGGCGGCGCTACAATACCTGGCATAGATGTACCAGATTACGGCGGCGCTCTTAGCGGTATAAATCTTAACCCTAACCGCGCTAATGATGCTTATAGCGCCCCTGTTATTAACATTAACTCTGGGCCTTTATTGGGCAGCGAAGAAACCATAGCCGCTGCCGTACAACTGGCTTTACAAAGTCTTAACAGACAAGGAAGTAATACCAGTTATGCAGGTGCTATCTAATGGCAGTGCCAGTAGTTAATGCTTATATAAACTTTAGTACTGGCCCAGGGTTCGCGCAGGCGATGATATTAGACCAGGGCATTTTAGATACAAACATATTGGCAGATGCGGCTGCAGTCATTGTAGATGTATCAGATGTAATTAATACCATTACAACTAATAGAGGCCGTAACGCTCAAGCTGACCAATTTCAAACAGGCACACTTAGCTTAAGAATTGTGGACCAAACGGGCGCGTTCAATCCTCAAAACGCTAGCTCGCCCTACGCAGGTCTTTTATCTCCAATGCGTAAAGTACAGATAACGGCTACTTACGGTTCAGTTTTTTATCCTGTCTTTCAAGGTTACATAACGAGTTATACAACTACTACACCTTTAAATGCTAATGATGTTGTATATACCACCATTACAGCTGTAGATGCTTTTAGACTGGCTCAAAATGCTCAAATAGCTACAGTGGCAGGTACTACCGCTGGTCAATTAAGCGGCGCCAGAATAAATAACTTGTTGGACGCTATATCCTGGCCTAACTCTATGCGCGATATTGATGCAGGTTTAACTACTATGCAGGCTGACCCTGCCACCCAGCGCACGGCGCTAGCTGCTATGCAAACAGTAGAAACTAGCGAGTATGGCGCTTTGTACGTAGATGCTTACGGCTCTTTTGTTTTTCAAGACCGTACAGTAACCTCTACCTCAGTAGCAGGTACGCCCACGGTATTTACAGATACAGGCGTAGGTATTAGATACTCTAATGCGGTATGGGTCTTAAACGATACCCTGGTATATAACCAAGCAAACATAACGAGGACTGGCGGTACGGTGCAAACGGCAGAAAACGCTGCCTCAATAACCCAGTACTTTTTACATAGCTATAATCAGCAAAACTTACTTATGCAAACCGATGCAGTAGCCTTAGATTATGCCAGAGCTTACGTAGCCAGCCGAGCAGAAACTACCGTACGGTGCGATGCCATTACCCTAGACCTTTATACAGCTGATTATAACGCTGGCATTATTGCAGGGTTAGGTTTAGACTTTTTCGACCCTATTACGGTAACTACAACCCAGCCAGGTAACTCTACTTTGACCAAAACTTTACAGATTTTTGGCGTGGCTATGACTATCACACCTAATAAATGGCAGGTAACCTTTACTACGTTAGAGGCGATTTTGGACGCATTTATATTAAATGATATTTTGTACGGCAAACTTGATACAGGCGTATTGAGTTATTAGGGAGTGAGAATATGAGCGCAGGTCTAGGCTATAAATTATTTTTAACGGGTGACGTGCTGACGGCGGCCGACACTAACGGCTATTTAATGCAAGGTATTCTAGTTTTTGCTAGTGCAACAGCTCGTACTGCCTCTGTTACTTCGCCGCAAGAGGGCCAATATAGTTACCTCAAAGATACTAACGCTTTAGAGTTTTATGACGGTGCGGCGTGGACTGGCGCGCCAGTAGGTGACATTACAGCTGTTACAGCTGGTACAGGGCTATCAGGTGGCGGTGCTAGTGGAGATGTTACTCTTTCAATTAATACAGCCGTTACAGCTGATTTAACTACTGCTCAAACTTTAACTAACAAAACTTTAACTACGCCTGTTATTAATAGCCCTAAAATCTCTAGCACTTACACAGCTAAAACTGCCGCTTATACTTTTGCAAGCGGTGACGAGGGCAACATATTCTCGATGAATAATGCCGCATCTGTGCAATTCAATATCCCAACAGATGCTACTTTTAACTTCGCGATAGGTACAGAGATAAATGTATTTTGGATTACGGGCGCAGGCCAGCCAACAGTCGGTGCGGTAACTCCTGGCACTACAACAGTAATAAGTACAGGTGCTACAAGTGCGACGCCTAAATTGCGTGTGGCCAACTCAGGTGCAACTTGCAAAAAACTGGCAGCGAATAGCTGGATTATTTTTGGCGATATTTCCTAATGACTCCAATGCTAGGAATTATGGCATCTTCTGCTAAGGGCGCCCCAGGCGTTCCTACTATTGGAACTGCTACTGATGTTGGCACTTCTCGCGCATACAATAATGGTGCTGCTACTGTTACCTTTACTCCTGGCGCTGGTGCGGCTGCTACTTCATTTACAGCCACATCTAGTCCTAGTGGATTTACTGCATCAGGTGCCTCATCTCCATTAACCGTAACTGGTCTTGCATCAAGTACTTCATATACATTTACAGTAACTGCTACTAACGCTTCTGGAACGAGTGCAGCATCTTCTGCCTCTAATAGCATTACTGCTACAACAGTTCCACAGGCTCCTACAATTGGAACCGCAACTACTGGTAATGCCTCTGCAACAGTTACTTATACGGCTGGTGCCACAGGTGGAGCCGCTGTCTCTGTTTACACAGCAACATCTACGCCTGGTTCATTTACTGGTACAGGCTCTTCACCTATTACCGTTTCAGGGTTAACAAATGGAACTGCTTATACGTTTACAGTTAAAGCAACAAATGCAAACGGCGTATCTGCTAACTCAAGTTCTTCAAATAGCGTAACTCCTGTTGCGCCTCAATATATTGCCGTAGCTCATACAACAACGCCTTACATATCAACCTACCCCTGGTCTGCAGGCTTCGGTACAATTTACTCCCAGCCTGGAACACCACCTACAGGTAATGGCCGTAGCGTTTCTTTTAACCCTGCAGGTACC